TCTATGGATCATAAACTTGACGCTTTCGGGCGTTCGCCGAATTGTTACAGTGTTCGTAGTTTGATTGCGTTGGTTCAGGTGGTTAACGTCGGTGGTTCGATGGTAATTAGACTTTCGCGGGTTAGTGTCGAGGAATTGGTCAACTTGTACGAGATCAGTCTGTACTTTAAAGAGGTGAAGTTTGTAAGACCTTTTACATCGTCGCCATTGGTTCCTGACGTCTATGTTTCATTTGTTGATAGAGTCGATGCCGAATTTGAGGCTAATGCTGGTTCGATTGTTGTCTCGAACAATTTCCTGTCTGTGTGGAAATCGTTCATTGCAATCGTGAAGGAGGACGCTGGTAATCAAAAACTGAAGTTTGACGAGAAGTTGATCGAAAAGATGAAAGATGGATACATTGAGGACGAGGTATTGCCCGCACGGGCTCTGGAATGTTACTCTCGTCTAAGGACCACCCCGCTCGACAGCAGAGGTGGTGCTCGTAATATCACTGACTACTCTCGGAACTATCGGTTTAGGAGATTGATACCTTATGGTACTATCAACTACATTGCGAATTCCTTGAAGTTAAAGAGATTAATTACGGAAAGAAAGATCTATTATAAGCCAAAGAAAGTCTTTGAACCACACGTTCACATCGATAAAGCAGAAGAAATAAAGGAAGAATGCGGCACGGCTGAGGCCACTGAGGGTGCTGACCTAACAACTACTGTCGTTAATACGACTGAATTAGCACCTGTTCAGAGATCTAAGCTTAGAAGGATAGTGCACTCCTTTAATAAGAAGAGCAGAAAAGCCGGTAGAAAATTTAAGGCTGTGGTATACGATGATGTTATACCATTCTACAAGTCCAGGTCTACCCCTGGCTACCAGGTGGAGAGGTGCGATCTCCACACACTAAAAATCGAAGAAATCCCGCCTCTGGCGGGAAAGACACCGTTGATCTACACGACTAAGACGGAGACTACTGGTGAAACCAACACCATGAGTGAAGAGGAAAAATCACACACTAAAATGATGGATGTCATCAACGACTTTAAGGGTTACACGCAAAAGAACATCGAGGTCATCAAGGGAAACAGTGTGTCCACCCTAAATATGTATGAGTCAACACCAAATTTGGTCACAGACGTTGTTGGACGATTGCCAAAAGGTTATGCGATCTACAATACGACACTTAAGCGAATAATATCCGCTGACAAAGTTGAATTTGACATCAACAGGTCTCACTGTTATTATAAGGGTGAGATACAACCGATGAGTGTTGTTATTGGTATCAAGGATGCTAATCTCGTGCTTTGCACTGAGATGGATATCTTTCTTGACTACAAGTACCTGGAAACAATCGGCTCCATACAAAAGATAAAAATGCCTAAGGATGTGGGGCTTGTACAAGCCCCTCCAGGTTGTGGTAAGACCTATAATCTCATACAGAAAGCGAAGACTTTGGGTAGTAGTGTGTTGTTCCTCTGCTCTACGCGAGAAGGGAAGGATGACGTTGCAAAGAGAGCGGCCAGTGAGGATTTGAAAGACCTTGAAGTGCGTACTATACACTCGTATTTGAGTAGACCCGACGTGAAAGTGGATAATCTCTTGATCGATGAAGCTTTCATGCAACACCCGGGAATGATTGTATGCGCGATTGTGAAATCCGAAGCGAAATTCGTTCGAATGGTCGGTGATGTGTTGCAAATTCCGTTCGTCCCCCGAGTGCGTGAGTACGAAGTCAAGTACAAAAGACTTGACGCATTGTTCGATATTGTTGAAACCTATTATCTATCCTATCGTTGTCCGAGAGACGTATGTGCTCTCTTCGATCCTGATTATAAAGCTGTGAACCGTGGGATATTAGATAAGGGTTTCAAAACAACCAGTACGGTCGGACAATCTCTGAAAGTCGTGAAGATCTCGTCTGTGTCAAGTGTGCCATTGACCCCGGGTACTACTTACTTGACGATGAAACAAAGTGAAAAGCAAGCGCTTAGGGGTTTGTATCCAAACATCGTAGTCTCAACTGTTCACGAGTATCAAGGTAAGCAGAGCAAAAATATCGCTCTGGTAAGACTGAGTCAAATTCCCGGCGAAACAATCTACTTGGATACTGCTTATGTACTTGTTGCTATGACTAGACACACCCACACCTTTGTGTATTACACTATTTGCGATAAAGACATAATATCCGCGAATTGTAGACAACAGTTCAGTCAACAAGAACTGTTAGCGGTTTACTCTGCCGCTGGAGGTAGTCTTCAACACGGATTCAGGGAGAAGTCTTCGTATGCGATGGGAACTGTCTCTAGTCGTGGTGACAGTATAAAGTTGGTACCAATTAGAACCGATAAGTACAACTTTAAGTCGGTCAATGGCACTCTATACGTTAGTCGCGATTATCTGCGACGAAGTAACGTCGACACCGTTCTTAAGTCCGTGAGGAAGCTAGTTGGTAGGAAACCTGTTAGAGTCGACAATTCTATTTTTTGCTATTTTGAACATCAGCACCTGATGAACAAAGCCTATGTTTTGGGTATGGTCGTCTGCTCCGACACTCTTACCGATGATGTGCTTCCTTATCAGATCTTTGACTTTATGAACATTAACTCATATGTCGATGATTTGAGAATGCGTGATGAACAGTTTGATCCAACCGCCGTGATACATGGAATGCCACTCGAGCATGAATTTTTGGCCGACGCCCCTGTGGGGACAATTGATGATGTCAAAACTATGTTAGACGTCATACAGCCATGGGTATTCCCCACTGACGACAGTGAACACTGGTTCATGTTGTCGACGTGTGATCTAGACGTTAATTTGGATCATGTGTCCTATCCTGTGACTCGTAGTGTGGGAAAAAGAAAGATCTATGATAACTTAACCCCTGTCTTGAGAACAACTATGCCGAGAGTGCGAAACGCCGAGTTGCGTGAGAGTTTGCTTGCACTGGTCAAAAGGAATAAGAATGTGCCGGAATTGTCGTCATGTGTTGATTATGATGGTCTGAGCACTAAAATGGTAGACAACTTTGTTGTCTCGTTCCTAAAGAGAAGTGAACCGTTCCCGACGTTTGGGATATCGAGTAGTGAAATCGCCGATTGGTTGAAAGGGCAAGAGTTTAACAACTATGACTTGATTGTTCCTGATAGGTCTTTGACCCAGACCGATCTGGGATCGTACCAGTTCTCGATCAAAAAGACCCCGAAACCTATACTAACCTATGATGCTGAGCTGCAATATCAAGCTCTACAAACTATTGTCTGTCAGGGCAAGGACGTCAACACGCTTTTTTGCCCCTTGTTTAGGGTGATAAAGGAAAGGTTGTTGACTCACTTGAAGGAAAAATTCTTGATTTACACAGGAATGAGTAATACGGAGTTTGAGAACATTCTGACTGACAGGTTCTTGGGTGATTTGGTTAGTGAGAGAATGAAGGTCGAAGTTGATATATCGAAGTACGATAAGTCTCAGGGGTTGTTGGCGTTGATGTTTGAGTGTAAGTTGATGCGATTTTTTGGAGTGGAGGAGGAGTACATTAATCTGTGGTACACCTCACATGTATTTTCAAAGTTAACAGATTTTTCGTCTGGTCTAAAAACGACCGTCGTCTATCAGCGTAAAAGTGGCGATGCAAGTACGTTCATCGGTAATACTATGTTTCTGATGGCTGTCTTATCAATGATTTATGATATGGACAGTATTGACATGGGACTGTTTGCCGGCGATGACTCACTTCTCGTGGGTGATTCTGCTAGCAAGAAAGTTGATTCTCTTGAGATTGGTAATTTGTTCAACATCGAGTGTAAGGTGTTTTACTATAGAAGTTCCTACTTTTGTTCGAAGTTCTTGGTAAACACTGGCAACAGAATATATGTTATGCCTGATGTAGTGAAAATGTCAATAAAATTGGGAAACAAGTCTTTGGTGAACTACGAGCACATGGAAGAATTCAGAGTTAGTTTTTGTGATTTGGTTTCGAATTATTCAAGTAAATTTTTATGTGATTTATGTTCGAGTGCCTTGGAGGAGCGTTATAATCTTTGTTTTGATTTTAGTTTAGCCACCAGTGCTCTCCACCACATTGTTACTAATAAAGATGAATTCGCTAAAATGTATTACGCTGCTGATGGTGCTAACATCTGCACTGACCCTAGCAGACCAAGATTCGATTAAGCTGATCGAAATATATCCGAAGTATTTCGACAAGTATTGGGTCGGGACCCATAACATCATTAAGGGTCGTTCGACGGTCAATTTGGACGTGACATTCGATCCTGATTGCGTCTTTTCGGTTAGCGATATACTATACAACACCATGTGTGTCGCTGACGATAAGTGTGGTACAATGACACCTTATCGTTCTAGAACTACATTGTTTGGGGAAACGTTCACTGTGTGCAAATCTCTGTTCAGCGCCGATAGTGAAGAAAAGTCATTTTCGTTATTCACAATGGAATTTAATAATCATATTGAGGGTCTTAATGAGTCTCATTATGTGCCTTATTTCCTGATCGGTGGGAACAGGGTTATGCCGCCCATATGTTCAAAATTTGTCCTGAGATCAGCCATGAAAGAGAGGAAATACCAGAGAACCCTATTCTGTTCGAACAAAGATCGTTCGGGTGATAGCTGTGAGAGTAAATATGGAATTGGTGCCTATGGTAACATTCCAGACATGTTAACTCAGCGAAAGATCGAGTTTGAGGACAATTCCTATCACATGAGTTATAGTTTGTTGGAGATGTATTTTCACATGCCTAGTTGTAAGACAATCGATTACACGGACACATCGTTGGGTGCAGGTTTTGAGGTGCACACCGATGTCGTCGATGGTATAGATTTGTATTTCGATAACAACCGAAAGAGTTACACCTACGCTGCTACGTTTGCATCTCCTTTATTGTACACCAATGCTTCTGAACATGCTTCGGATAGAGAATTGGGTGGTGTACATTCGTATTTGTACTCATGTTTTGGAAAAGGTCCTTATAATAAGCATCCGTATTGTTTGTGTAGTAACTGTTACGTATTGAAGTCAGGTTGCACGGTAACCTATTGCAATCTAGGGGGCAATCCGATCCCTAACGACTTCTATTTTACTAACTATCGTGACATTAAACATTTTCACAAACATACTATACCTGGTGTATCGTCCGCGTTCAGAGTGGTCGGGGATGTACTGGTACAAGTGGTCAAAACAGCTACCGTTTTGATTACTCGACTGTTCTCAGCTGTGGTAGTCAGTTTTTGGAACACTGTGAGTTTCCACAAGAGAAATGTCTATGCCTATGTAGACACTTTTGATTTTAGTAACTTTATGAATAAATCTATTTTCTTTGTTTTAGACTTCATCGTATTAAATAAACTATTCATCCCTTTCTGTTTGTCCGTTCTAACTTTCATTTATTCCGACTCAAAATTTATTAGTTTGCTGGTACTTTTATTATCTTTTATCATTATGCCAGCCGAGTCCAGATTTATTAACCCACAAATGTTTGTCGCTTACTGTGAAATTGATCGTGACATAAACAACACACTAATATTTGACGACACCAACATCGTTGTTCGCTATGGTAACAATAGTTTCCTGGTCGACAATAGATTTGTCTCGTTCATAACACCGAACGTTAGAATGTCCGAATGTGAATTGTCTTCTAGTGTGTTTGTTGGTAGTCCAAGTCAGTCGGTGTATAACGCACAACTGAATTCGACTAATGTCTGCGCTGCGAAACCATCGCCTGATTGCAAATATGCAACAGTAACACTCAGATTCGTGCAAAGAATCTGCGAGCGCATATACTTCAACACATGTCATTTGGCAAGGGTTTGATGGGTATTAACGGATTTTCTAATTTTATAACAAGTAAATTTATTTAATTTTTATAATGAGTTCACCTACAAGATTTAATAATTTTCGTCTAAATTGTTTAGTTTTATTAGTAACAATAATATTTTTGATTTATTCCCACTATGAATTCGCGAAAGATGCGTACGATAAGACCAATCGCTATCTCGACGGCGTGGAGATTAAGAGCACGCCGTATGGCGACTTCTTTTACCACGGAGGACGTATTTTCAGATATAATAAATACCACAATTTCAGTGGTATCTAGAGCTGACGTGATGGCCGCTGTCATCATGTCTTTCGTCTTCGCTATTACACACATGGCCGACTTTAAAGCAGGTCCCATCGGTGCAATATTGGCCAACCACGATTCAGCGTTGGCTAAGTTCCTAACAACGAACTCGCATAAATTAGTTGGTTTAGTCATCTTTCTACCAACAATTGTTGCATCGGGCAAAAAGCTACTACCAATGTTATTTTTGACTACATTGGTTATTTTCATCAGTCCGGCTATGATCGTGTATATGTACGCAATAGGTTCTTACATGACCCTAATGTTTACTAAAAGTCGTCGGTCACTCACAAGAGTTGTGGTTGTTGTCGTTTTCATGGCGTTGGTGTATTTCAACGACAAATTTAAGTGGGCTGAGAAAGACGTTGCGCATGCCCCACAACAACGCACTACTGGCTAACAATCTGTTAGTTGTGGTTTAACGAGTTTCCACATAAAAACCTTTCGCGATATTCTAATTGGTAATATCAAAGTATTCTAAATTTCTTTATTTATTCATTCTTATTTTTTTTTTTTATTCTATGC